ATTTCCTGCTTATAGAAGTTTCCCTGAAATCTTTTCCAACTGTCATGAGCGTATGTATATACCTTGGAGTGTTGAAGATGCAGGAAACAAACTTGACAAGTTACTAGAAGGCCCACACAAAGATATGGGAAAAATTAGTGACTGGACAAGTGCTACTATTGATCGTTACATTGATATTATGCAAGGTAACGGAGAACAATGGAAGCGAGATGATAATCGTTATAGAGATCATGTAGCGGTTAACAAGTATTAGACAAGAAGGAGAAATAATTGTTTAAAGATATTGATAAAAGTATGATGATTAAACTTGCGCTGTTGCATGTTATCGTCGTTGTAGTAAGTAATGCTTTAGTTAGTATTCCAGTTGAATTTTTTGGAGTAAAACTAACCTGGGCTGCATTTACATTCCCGATTGTTGTTCTTGCAACCGATCTTACTGTGCGTATGCTAGGTAAGAATATTGCACGAGCAACTATCGCAGCAGCCTATCCGCTTGCTATCATTGGTAGTATTGCAGTAGTATTGCTAGAAGGTGCACCGCAGAGTGTTGCACTACGTATTGGCTTTGCAAGTGCTACAGCATATGCAGTTGGTACAATGCTAGACGTATATGTATTCCAATACTTGCGTGAAAAGTATCGTGCATGGTGGTTAGCACCAGCGTTGTCAACTGTAGTTGCAAACGTAATTGATAGTTACACATTCTTCTTTGTTGCGTTTAACAACTCAGCAGACGAGTATATGGCAGCAAACTGGATGGAGATTGCAGGATCACAAACTGTACTAAAGATTGCAGTAGGTTTGATTATCTTCTTACCAGCATATGGATTGCTATTAAAAGCATTATCCGGAAAGTTGCGAGAGCAATAAATGAAAGTATTAGTTACAGGTGCAAGCGGTTACATTGGTAGCCATGTATGCAAATTACTTAAAGAAAAAGGTCATAAAGTTATAGGTTGGGATACAGAAATCCACGGCGAAACTAATGATGTTAAGGAATTCTGTGACGAGTATTATAACGTAGACGTTACTGGTCAATATGCCGGTGGCGTCTACGATGCTATTGTACACCTTGCAGGACGCAGTGTAGTGCCTGATAGTTTAAAAGAACCAGCAGAGTATTATAGAGTAAATGTAGGCGGTACAGCAAACTTACTATCAATGACAACAACACCACATGTAATTTTTGCTAGTACAAGTAGTGCGTGGGAAATGGCATCACCTTATGCTCGCAGTAAAGTGGCAGCAGAAGATGTAATTAAGGAGAAAGCAGATGGATACACCATCTTTAGATTTTTTAACGTATCTGGTACTGACGGTGTTCATCGTCAATTGGGTGCTCCTACCCATCTTATTCGTGTCGCTGCTATGGTGGCTAGTGAAAAGATACCAGACCTTAAGATCTTTGGTACGGACTATGATACTAGGGATGGCACTTGCATTCGTGATTATATTCACGTTGTTGATTTGGCTGGCGCCATTGTCACAGCCGTGGAACGAGGCCCCGCAAATACGCCATATGAATGTTTAGGCAGTAATGTAGGATATAGTGTTAGAGAAGTTATTGACACTATGCAAAAAGTAACTGGTAAACAATTAAATATTATAGAAGCACCTCGTAGAGAAGGAGATGCTGTGAGCAGTGTTGTAGATACTCTTAGCGAGCATGTTACACTTACAAAAACAATAGAGGAAATGTGCAATGACCAGTACGAACTGGAACTTAGAAGACACAATCACAATTGATACTAGTATTGACGAGGATTTAACATTTGATGTGTCAGACATTACTATAAGTAGTATCGATACTAGCAGCATTGATACTATTACAATCGATACAACAAGTACTATCACACTCGAAGATACACATTGGGCTGACAATATTACCTGGGAACAAACTGAGTTTGTAGATACAATGCCTAGCATTGATAAAATACATAACATGGTTGGATATTACCCAGCTTTAGAAAAAGCATACGAAAATTTTAAAACAATTTACAAAATGGTAGAGCAAGACTATAAAGGAAATCACCAAGAAAATGATGAAACTCCATTCTAGTTGTTCAGCATTATATAGTCATACAAACATTAGGGGAGGCAATCGTGTCTACCCTTGCTGCCGTTATAAAACACCTATACAAACATTTGACGGTGATGTAGGCAGTATACTATACAGTGACGAATATAAAGCACTACGTGAGAACTTTACTATCGATGATCCAAATTGTGCAAAGTGCAAGCATGAAGAAAGTCTCGGCAAGGAAAGTTTACGAGAATGGTTTAATAAAACATACCCAATGGATATCAAACTTAGATATCTTGAAGTAGGATTTGATAACATATGCGATCTTACATGCGATGGCTGTTGGGAAGAGTGGAGTAGCAGTTGGTGGGTAAAGAAAAACCCAGACTTGCCTCCTAAAAAAGGAATTACCAGTACTACAGAATTTAGAAATATACCAGAAAGCATTAGTAAGGTTGTTTTCTTAGGTGGCGAACCATTAATGACTAATAGACATAGGCGCTTCCTAGAGTCATTTGACACCTTAGAACATTTAGAAGTTGAGTACTTTACTAATGGTATGCACAAACTTGTTGAAGATGATTATAGACTACTTAGTCAATGCAAACATGTACATTTTACAGTTAGTATTGACGGAGTAGGCGCATTAAACGAACAAGTACGTGGCGGTAGTGTTTGGAGTAGAGTAGTCAAAACATTAGACGAAATTGCTGATACATTTGATTATACTATTCATACAACGCTACATAAAAATAACTGGCAAGGATTACCTGATATGTGTGAATTTGCTAATAATTATAAAAAATGGACAACAAATGTCTTGACATATCCAAAGAAACTTAATATAATAAACTTAGAGCAGTCTGATAAAAATCAACTTATAAAAATACTAAAAACAAATAAAATACCAAATAGGCAATATATAGAGGCGCACTTGAAAGGAGAAGCATGATGGACATGCGCAGTTACGAAGAATGGAAACAACACGGTGCTGAAGAAAGTTCAGTAGACGAAGTTACATGGAGCAAAAACGATCTACTAACACTGGATTGGGAAGCTACACATATGACAGATGAAATCCCAGAAGATAGTAGTTGGGATACATTTGCTACAAAAAATAAAAAAGCATTAGAAGCAATGTACAAACAATGGAAAGTACCAAAAGAAGGTAGTTTACATTATATGTGTATTAGACCTGAGCTTACAAAAGGTTTAACTAGTGTTATTGTACCTTATGCACATATGAAATTTAACTATAACTTTTTAAAACTAACACCCGGATGCAGTTTAATGTGGCACTTTGACACATATGCTACATTTGTAAAATTTAATAATATCACAGAGGATCAAGCAGACGATATATGTCGCACTGTTACTATGATGTCGGATTGGGATAGAGGACAAGTGTTACAAGTTGGCGACGAAGTATATACACACTGGCAAGCAGGTGATACATATACGTGGAAAGGCGATACATGGCACGGAATGTCAAACTTTGGTCCAAGTGAATGTATTGTTTCGCAAATAACATTTTTGGACGAAGATGACAAATATACCCAATGATAAAAGACATATGGATTTTGGAAGTGCTTTTGCAATAAGCGATCCAGAAACTACAAAACTTTTACGTAATACATTAGATCTACAATGTCTCAATAATGACAACATTATTGACGAATTTTTGTATGACTACGACAAATGGATTAAAAAATCAACAGTTAATAGTATTACAGGGTTAGAAGATTTTAAATACAAATGCTATAGCAACGGAACAACCGAATCATTTGATAAATTTTATATGAAAAATTCTAAAAGACGCTTCCGCTGTTTTAAAGGCGAGTATATGTATCATAAACTTGCTTGGAGAGACAAATATGTTTGGGCATATTTAGAAGATGAACCGTTGCACAAAGCAGATGCAGTAGTAATTAGTCTACCATTTGCAGATACAGGCGACAAGCACTCTAAGTATCATGAACTTATGCGTGAGTGCTGTGAGCTTGGAATACCAGTACTGGTAGATTGTGCATATTTTGGTGCTTGTTACGGCGTATCAATTGATATTGCATATAATTGTATAACTGATGTAACTTTTAGCCTTAGTAAAAGTTTTCCAGTAGCATATGCACGTATTGGTATAAGATATACTAAAGTCGATGACGACGATACTATGTTTGTATACCATAAAATTTCATATAACAACAAACTAGGTGCAGCATTAGGCATAAAGTATCTTGAAAACTTTACACCCGACTACATACCACAAAAATATATACAAAAACAAAAAGAATTTTGTAATGAGCTAGGAATAAATCCAAGTGCGACAGTAATTTTTGGTATAGATGATAAAAATATATATAACCAATATAATCGCGGCGGAAATACAAATAGATTAAGTTTCCATAAACAGTATATAAAAGGATTAAATTTTGCCAGTACAGAGTAACAACGATTGGGATCCATTGCAAGAAATTATCATCGGCACTGCTGATAATTGTGTACATCCTACTATGAATAAGAGTACACACAGCTTTATCTACGGTGGTGAAGAAGCAGAAGACATCAAACAGTTTGATGGACAACCTATTGCACAATGGATTGTAGACGAAGCAAACGAAGACCTTGACGGGCTAGAAAAATGTCTACAAGGACTAGGTGTAAAAACAATGCGTCCAGAGCCTGTAGATCACAACAAAAAGTTTAGCACTCCAGAGTGGGAAACAACAGGGTGGTATACATTCTGTCCAAGAGATTTGCTGCTGCCGTTGGATAATATGATTATTGAATGTCCAAGCCCTATGCGAGCAAGATACTTTGAAACTAGAGCATACTACGAACATTTGTATCGCTGGATGCAAGAAGGTACACAGTGGATCAATGCTCCAAAGCCTATCTTAACAGATGACAACTATCAACTAGAAGACAGACGTGATGCTACACTAGTAAACAAAGAGATTATTTTTGATGCACCAAATATTGTTCGTATGGGACGTGACTTGTTGTGCCAAGTAAGCAACAGTGGCAACCAACTAGGCTTTCAGTGGCTTAAGACTATCTTAGAGCCCAAAGGCTATCGCCTACACGTTGCTGAGAAGTACTATAGCTTTGCACACTTTGATAGCACAGTACTGCCGCTACGCCCTGGATTGGTGCTGTTAAACGCAGGCAGACTAAGTGAAGATTGGTACCCACCTATTTTCAAAGACTGGGACAAGATTTGGGTAGGCGAAGAAGACCTACACGTACCGCCAGCAAACACAGGTGTTGCTCCGTGTAGCCCGTACATTGGACTTAACTTCCTAAGTGTTAACGAAGAACTGGTTGTTGTAGATGAAAAACAAGAAGCACTAAGACGTATATTAGGCAAGCACGGCATTGATACTATTGGACTACCTATGCGTCAAGCACGTAGTATGAGCGGAGGCTTCCACTGTGCTACACTAGATACAAAGCGTAAAGGCACATTGGAGGATTACTTTTAATGCTACACACTATTGAAGAACTAATACAAAGACTCGAAGTTATGAAAGATAAGGCTATCGAACTACATCGTATACGCAATCAATATAGCGAACTAAGTGGTAAAACATACGACAAGACGATTGCAAATGCATTACTTGACGATATACAAAGTATGGCAATGTCAATTGCAAATGATCGCGAAGGCGATGAAATAAAAACAGAAATGGATGAATGGAAAAAATGAACAACTATATCTTTACAAGCGAAAGTGTTAGTGACGGACACCCCGATAAAGTAGCAGATCAAATATCTGATGCACTAGTGGATGCCGGGCTTGCTAATGGAGACGAAACTTCTCGTGTTGCCATTGAAACACTTGTAACCACTAACCATGTAACGTTAGCGGGCGAAGTAAAAAACTTTAATGTCACTAAGGACAAAGTTAAACAAATCGTGCGTGACAAAGTTAAAGAGATTGGTTATGAACAAGAAGGGTTTCATTGGGATAATTTGCGTATCTATAATGAGATTCACTCACAAAGTGGTGATATTGCACTAGGTACAGACGACTTTGGTGCAGGCGATCAAGGCTTGATGTTTGGCTATGCTTGTAATCATACAGACAGTATGATGCCAGCACCTATTCATTACAGTCATGAGATACTAAAGAACTTAAAAGGCAAACGTGGTGCTATACTAGGACCAGATGCTAAAAGTCAGGTAAGCGTCGAGTACTATGGTGCTAGACGTGACGGTGTGATCAAACGTATTGATCAAGTTGTGATAAGTACACAGCACACAGAAGGCAACGTAGAAGAAGCAAGACATCTTTGTAAACTTGCCGCAATGGAAGAATTAGGAGACTTAGTTGATGAAAGAACTACATGGCATCTTAACCCTACTGGAAATTTCGTTATTGGTGGTCCTGACGGTGATGCAGGTGTTACTGGGCGGAAAATTATTGTTGATACTTATGGGGGTTTTGCTCCTCATGGTGGCGGTGCGTTTAGTGGCAAAGATCCAACAAAAGTCGACAGAAGTGCCGCCTACATGGCACGATGGCTCGCCAAGAATGTAGTAGCAGACAATATGGCAGACTGGTGCAATATCCAGTTGAGCTATGCTATTGGTGTTAAAGAACCTACAAGCATTTATGTTGATTCGAATGGACACAATGCTAGTATTGCAAAGTTTATTGAACGTGAGATTGACTTGACTCCAAAAGGAATCATTGACAGATTCGATTTATTCAAGTATAATAACTATAGTAAGAACTGTACATACGGACACTTTGGTAATAAAGATGTTCCTTGGGAAAGGCTCGGTTGGTAATGAAAGATCCAAAAGTAGAACAAATGGTTAAAGAACTAAACACTTTAGTAAACAATATGAATAAATTAAATATTAAATTGTATAAACAAGGCGTGTCATATAGATTAGAAGATGGGTTTAATGACGAAATAAATGCAAAACACGTCGAAATACAATATTTACAACAAAAAGTAGAGTATTAAAAATGGTAAAAACATACTATAGTTGGCAAGACGTTAATACGGCTGCAACTAATATTGCGTTAAAAATGTATAAAGATGGCTGGAAGCCCGATTATATTGTTGGATTGAATAGAGGTGGATTACCAATTAGTGTAATGCTTAGTCATCTGCTCAACTGTAATCATTATGCGCTAGATGTGCGTTTGCGTGACAATGCTACACAAGAATCAAACTGCTGGATGGCCGAAGATGCTTTTGGATATCACGATGGACAATGCAAACCTAAAATGCGAAAGCAAATACTAATTGTAGATGACATTAACGATACAGGTGCTACGTTCAAATGGATTAGAGAAGATTGGCAAAGCGGTTGCTTGCCCAATAGCGAAGGCTGGAATGATGTTTGGAATGACAATGTTCGCTTTGCTACCATGTGTGAAAAGACACATACAAAATTTGACGGTGTTGATTATTATTGGAAAGAAATTGACACTAGCGAAGAAGATACTTGGATTGTGTTTCCTTGGGAATACGACGAATGATAGTTGACTGGAGTCTAAGTGACCTAAAACAAGGCGTAAACAAAATTAGTTTTGCTGAAAGCGATCCTCGAATGGACGGATTTGTTACTTGGGGTTGTAAAAAAGACTTGTATGAGTTACTATGGCATATCGAAGATGCATTAGATAAATGTAGTACGTATGCTGGTGAAGATCTCTTTGTAAGAGACAGAGAGAAACAACAAACTATAAAAGCATTAAAAGGAGAAAACAATGCGTGAACAACTAGTAAAGGCAGCTCGTATGCATGCCGAAGGAGAGCTCGAAAGAGCAAAAACAAACATCTTGGTGTATATGCATCAAAGTGTTGGTATCGGTGAGCATAGCGATATTGTTGAAGCTATTCAAGAAGAACTTGATAAAATGGCTGCCGCAACAGATCGTATTGAAATGTTAAATGAACATTTTAGTTGACAAAAGATCTAAATAATGTTACTATAAACTATATAGACATCCACGTCTATAACTCGGAGAAAAAATGAGCAAAGCAGAACAACTAAAAGCCCGCCTAGATGAACTAGGCATTCGTCACTGGGCAGGCGACAATATTTCACAAGTATTACAAAATGGTGATAAAGAAGAACTTATTGATAATGCTACTACAGCATTTGAAGGTGTACTAGATGCACTATTGATTGATCGTCATAACGATCCTAACTCACAAGGCACAGCAAGACGTCTTGCTAAAATGTACTTTAATGAAATTATGGCAGGACGTTATGATCCAGCGCCAAGTGCAACAGCATTTCCTAATGATAGCGATGATCGCTATGAAGGTATGTTAGTAGTACGCAGTGAACTTAAAAGTATGTGTTCGCATCATCACCAGCCAGTAGCAGGTATTGCATACATTGGTATTATTGCCGCTGATAAGTTAATTGGTCTAAGCAAGTACACACGTATTGCACAATGGTGTTCACGTCGTGGCACACTACAGGAAGAACTTGCAAATGATATTGCACGTGAGATCCAAGCCGCAACTGGTGCAGAACATTTAGGTGTTTATATTCAAGCAACACACGGTTGTTGTGAGAATCGCGGTATTATGGCACATAGTAGTTTAACACAAACTACAGTACTACGTGGCGCATTTAAAGATGATGCAGGTACAAAGAAAGAGTTCTTTGATAACATTAAACTACAACAGGAGTTTAGTTGCTAATGAAACTTAGATATTCAGAAGCTTTTTATAGCGTACAAGGCGAAGGCAAGTTTGTAGGAGTACCCAGTGTATTCCTACGCACCTTCGGTTGTAACTTTCGTTGTATGAACTTTGGCTTAAAGAACGAGCCAATGCGTGATGTAAAACAAAAAGCAGGCATTATTCACAATGCCGAAGTACAAGGATTACTTGACGCAGGTGTACATGAAACAACTAAAGAATTTACAGACTTGCCTATTATACACACAGGTTGCGATACATATGCAAGTATCTATCCAGAGTTTAAACACTTTAATCGACAAGCAACTGTGGACGAAGTAGTTGAGCATTTACTTTCACTTACTCCTAATGGTAAGTGGGTACAGGACAATGGTCAAGATGTACACTTGATCATGACAGGCGGTGAACCGTTGTTAGCGTGGCAACGGCTTTACGTAGAGCTGTTTGAACATCCACGTATGCAGGATTTAAGGAACATCACATTTGAAACAAACACTACACAACATTTACACGACGATCTCTACAACTATCTCAACAACAGCGACAGACTTACAGTCACTTGGAGTTGTTCCCCAAAACTTAGTGTCTCAGGAGAACCTTGGGAAACTGCTATCAAGCCTGATGTTGCTAGTGAGTATCAGTGCGTTACTGATAGCGAACTTTATCTTAAGTTTGTTGTGGCTACTGAAGACGACTTTGAAGAAGTTAAAAGAGCTGTGGACGCTTACAGAAGTGCCGGGGTGGAATGTCCGGTATATCTTATGCCAATGGGCGGACGCAGTGAAGAATACACCCTCAACGTTAAAGACGTGGCTGAAGCGTGTATGGCAGAAGGATGGCGATTTACCCCAAGACTCCATATCAGCTTATTCGGAAATGCCTGGGGAACTTAGACAATATAAAAATGCACAACACGAAAAGGCTATGAAGGCGCCTATCGATCAAGACGCACTTAGAAAGGCAGGTCTATAATGGGATGGTGGAGTAAAAAAGTAAGAGACTTAACAGGCGTTACTGCTAAGGAACAAAAAGAACTAGAAGTTATTAAAGTACGTGATCCAAAAGAATATGCAACACGTAAGAAGGAACCTTGGGTAAATGTACTTGATATGCAAGTCAACGGAGACAATATCCGTAATGGGTTCTTTGAGCTTGATTGGAACAAATACTTTATTCAAGAACTAATACAAAACGGATACGGAGAAGAATCAGATCCCGAAGAAGAAATTGTTGATAGATGGTTCCGTGACATTGTGTATAACATGCTACAAGAAGAAGCAGTTGATTCTAAAGTAAACACTGGTTACATTAATGTAGTGCCAATTGATAAAGGCAAAAGCGAAGTAAGTTAATGCTTGACAAATCGTATATAATCGTATATAATCGTATATATAAACAACAATAGGCAAACTAATGGCAACTTATATTCTAGTAGACACTGCTAACACTTTCTTTCGTGCAAGGCATGTAGTACGTGGCGATATTGACACTAAGGTCGGTATGGCCTTCCATATTACATTGTCAGGTGTTAAGAAAGCATGGCAAGACTTTGATGCAGATCATGTTGTGTTTTGTTTAGAAGGTCGTAGCTGGCGCAAGGACTATTATGAGCCTTACAAGCGCAACAGAAAAGTTGCTCGCGATGCACTAACTCCTGCACAGCAAGAAGAAGATACAATCTTTTGGGAGTGCTTTGACGAATTTAAAACATTTATTACAGACAAAACTAACTGTACAGTAATGCGTCATCCGCAACTAGAAGCAGATGACTTAATTGCTGGTTGGGTGCAAGCACACCCTAATGACAATCATGTTATTATTAGTACTGACGGCGACTTTGCACAACTTATTGCACCTAATGTACAACAGTACAACGGTGTTAGCAATACTATTATTACACACGAAGGATACTTTGACGATAAGAAGCGTGAGCCTGTTATTGACAAGAAGACTAAAGAGCCTAAGCCTGCACCCGAGCCCGACTTTATGTTGTTTGAAAAGTGTATGCGTGGCGATACTAGTGACAACGTGTTTAGTGCTTACCCCGGTGTACGCAAGAAAGGCACTAAGAACAAAGTAGGTCTTATTGAAGCATTTGCAGACAAAGACACTAAAGGTTACAACTGGAACAATATGATGTTGCAACGCTGGACTGATCATAATGGCGAAGAACATCGTGTACTAGATGACTACAACCGCAATGTTGTACTATGTGACTTGACTGCACAACCTGCAGATATTAGAGAGATAATTAATAGTACTATTGAAGAAAATGCAAAGCCTAAAGAAGTACAACAAGTAGGCATGCGTCTTATGAAATTCTGTGCTAAGTGGGATATGCAACGTATTGCAGACCAGGCAGCATCTTATGCAACACCATTACAAGCGAGGTATATAAATGACAATTAATGCTAAACCAATCTTAGAGGATAAGTTTTGGATTGTCGAAGAAGCCGGAGAAAAAGTTGGCACAATTAGTAAAAACGACGAAGGTTTCATTTTTAGTAACAAAGGTAAAATTACCTTTCACTCCGATGCATCAGATCTAACTAAAAAGTTTGGGCCTAGTTTTTTAACTGCAAAAGTTATTGCACCTGAAGAGCAAAAAGACTTTTCAGTGCATGGATTTCCTACACGCACAACACCATACAACAGTATGTTTGATATACAAAACAAACTTCCGTTGTTTACAAAAAGTGAAAAGAGTCGTAGTGTGTATTGTGCTGGTTATTATCTAATTAAGTTTAACGTAAACTGGCTTAAAAGTTTTTGTCCAAAGCAAGTTACAGTTGAGCGCAATGAATATATGGGTCCTTATAAGACTGAAATTGAAATGAAACTGGCTCTAAGCAATGTCAAACGAACCACTTAATACTGCTCCATTACAACAGTTTATCAAACAAGTTCAGGCTGCTGAAAACAGTCGTGCCAAAGAAGTTCGTATGGATATTGCACAAGCAAAAAATCTAGCATTTGCACTTGGTATTGTTATGTCTCGTATACACGGAGACTTAGAAAAATTTGTAAAAGAAAATGCTAGTGGGGCGTCAGATGACATCATAAAAGTAGAAATAGGCGGTGGTGGCGAATGGAAATAGACATTTAAAATGATAAATATATGCGTATATAACTAAAGGATACGCATATGAGTAGACCAGCACCAAATATATTAATGGAATTTGTAGACGGTAAAACTTACAAGAGTGAGCAAGTGCTCGATGCTGAAGCTATCTGGGCGGTATTCTATAAAGACAAACCATTTAACTTAAAGTCACAAAACAAATTAACAAATTATCCCGGACCTAAGTATAAGAAAACAAGTTTTTCAAATCCAGGACATGCAATTAATCTTTCTAAAAAACTAAACATAATGTTTAAGACTAACGACTTTGCTGTATTTAAATTAACAGCAGGCGAAAAAGTTACAGATGAATAAGACAGTATATACAAAACTTTTTTTAAAACAACTTAACCTGGCAATTAGTAAAGAGAACATAGCTCAGTACTTTCCAACATGGTGGAAGAACACTAGAGAAAAGGAAGTCGGCGGACTTCGTTTAACCGAAGAAGGGTTTGATATGCTTTCTAAAATTGATCTAGCAACATATAGAATACTGTATCCACCAGATATGCCAATCACCACACAGGTAATTATATTTTTAGATCAGTTTATTGACTGTCCGTATTACCTTGATAACACTGCTATACACGTAACCAACGAGAAAAAAGCAGTTGAACTTACACTGTTCAGTGGCGATCTTCGTAAGTACGGTATAACAAAAGCCATGAAAAGATCAGAAAACTTACCAAGTAAAGGTTGACAAGCAACCATTCCAATGTTATATTAGTTTATAGGCACTGATAAACATGAGAGGAATACAGCATGTCAGATTTAAGAACAGTTTCGCCAAACAAGGCAAAAGCAAGTTTGCGCCGGGCAATGCGCAAAAAACGTCCTATCTTTATTTGGGGTCCTCCAGGTATTGGTAAGTCAGATATCGTAGGGCAAGTAAACGATAGCTTTCCTAACAGTCATTTGATTGATATTCGACTATCTCTTTGGGAACCAACAGATATTAAAGGCATTCCTTACTTTGATTCAACACAAGGTAAAATGGTGTGGGCACCACCTATGGAATTGCCAGATGAAGAAATGGCATCTAAGTATGATCATATTACATTGTTCTTAGATGAAATGAATTCTGCGGCACCAGCAGTACAAGCGGCTGCGTACCAGTTGACACTTAATCGTCGTATTGGTGAATATAAGTTACCGGACAATGTAGTTATTGTTGCCGCAGGTAACCGTGAAGCAGACAAAGGCGTGACATATCGTATGCCTGCTCCACTTGCTAACCGATTCGTTCACTTAGAATTAGCTGTCAATTTTGACGACTGGTTTGAATGGTCAGTTGCAAACAATATCCACAAAGACGTTGTTGGCTACTTAACTTTTGCCAAAGGCGATTTGTATGATTTTGATCCACGTAGTTCTAGTCGTTCATTTGCTTCTCCTCGCTCATGGACATTTGTATCAGAACTACTTGAAGACGATGATGATGAGTCTACTACAACAGATCTAGTTGCTGGTTCTGTTGGAGAAGGACTTGGAATTAAATTTATGGCGCATCGCAAGATTGCATCTAGTATGCCTAATCCAAGCGATATTTTATCCGGCAAAGTAAAAGAATTACAGACACAAGAAATCAGTGCCAAGTATTCCTTGACTGTAAGTCTTTGTTATGAGCTTAAAGAAGCATGTGACAAAAATGATAAAAAGTTTGATGATAAAGTCAACAACTTTTTACGCTTTGCAATGGATAACTTTGAAACTGAATTAGTTGTTATGGGTATCAAATTAGCTCTTACGCAATACTCACTGCCAATTGATCCAGACGCAATTGCATGTTTTGATGAATTTCATGACCGTTATGGCAAATACATCAAGGCTGCACAGAGTGCATAAGACGCCATACAGTTGGGCGGGTCAATCTCGCCCAACTTTTCTCTTGACAAAACGTAAATAGAAGTGTATTATAAGTATATAGGCACTGAAGGAGAATACGCATGTTAGACTTTTTACCACATTATGTTGCAATGAAGATGTCGACAGAAAAGACAGCATCTGAATTACGTACATGGCAACCTGATCCCGATCTAACAGATGAACAGTTGGACGAAATGAATGTCGATGTATACGAACGTATTATTACTGCTCGTATCGGACTGCTATTACGACACCCTTTCTTTGGTAATATGGCAACACGTTTGAAAGTTCAACGTGCTGATTGGCTTCCTACTGCCGCTGTAGACGGTCGTAACTTATTCTACAATGTACAGTTCTTTAATGCAATGAACAATAAAGAAATTGAGTTTGTTCTTGCACACGAAATTCTACATATGGTATTTGATCATTTAACACGTAGAGAAGATCGTGATCCTCGACTATATAATATTGCATGTGACTATATTGTTAATAACTTGTTAGTAGATGATCGAATTGGAACTATCCCAAGTATTGTAAATTGCTTTCAAGACTTTAAATACCGTGGTTGGGCTAGTGAAGCAGTGTACGACGACTTGTATGAAGAAGCTAAACAGAACGGTGAAGAATACCTAAAGCAACTAGGCGAAATGCTAGACGAACATATTGACTGGGAAGGCGAAGGTGACGACGGCGACGAAGGAGAAGGCAAAGGTCGTCCAACATATAGCAAAGCCGAACGTGAAGCTATTAAAGATGAAATTAAAGAAGCAATGATTCAAGCATCTCAAAGTGCAGGTGCTGGAAATACACCAGTAGGTGTACAGCGTTTGATCAAAGAACTAACTGAACCTAAAATGAACTGGCGTGAACTTATTCAACAACAGATTCAAAGCACAATTAAAAGCGATTATACATTTAGTCGCCCATCACGCAAAGGTTGGCATACTGGTGCTATTCTTCCAGGTATGAATTTTGACGAAACTATTGATATTTGTGTTGCAATTGATATGAGTGGATCAATTGGTAATGCACAAGCCGCAGACTTTTTAGGTGAAGTAAAAGGCATCATGGATCAGTTTAAAGATTATAAAATTAAGATCTGGTGCTTTGATACAAGTGTATACAACGAAGATGATTTTGCAGGCGACGATGGACGTGAAATTACCGAATACGAAATTAAAGGCGGTGGCGGTACTGACTTTGATGCTAACTGGAACTATATGAAAGAGCATGGTATTCAACCCAAGCGTTTTATTATGTTTACAGATGGATACGCATGGGATAGTTGGGGTGACCCAGACTGGTGTGAAACAGTGTTTGTAATTCATTCACACCACGATAAGAACCTTGAGGCGCCATTCGGCATGACAGCGCACTACGAGGAGGCTGCGTGATAAAAGGTAAAATTAATCCTTTAAATGTTTTAGATATACGTAAGTTGGATTTTTGTCCTCCTTACTTTGAAACAACGACCTTTGCAATGAAATATAATATTACTAGTGCAATGGAAGAATGGATTACATCAAACTGTAACGGTAGATATTTTATTGGACGATCGGTCCAATTAGTAAACGATCAAATCACACCTTCAATGAAAGTAGGATTTGAATCACCTTCAGAACTTAGCTATTTCTTATTAGCTTGTCCACATCTGAAGTACAATTAAAAAAAGCCAAATAAGTAATTTATAATAGGAGTATTAAAATGGCAGAAGAACAGACACAAACAGATCCAAACGAACTAACAATCCAGGATCTAGCTACTATGAAAGGCATCATTGATGTTGCTAGTGAACGTAGTGCATTTAAACCAAAAGAAATGGCAGCTGTAGGTATTATCTATAATAAATTAGAGTTGTTCCTAAACAATGTTGAAGAGCAACAAAAACAAGCCAAAGAAGCAGCAGAGGCCGCAGCAGCCGCGGCGCCAGCACCAGAGGCTACAGAAAGCGAGTAATACATGTATAAACACGTAGGAAGAATTAAAAACAATCAACGAAAGGTAGTTGTAGCGTATCGTACGATTCCAAACGATCCATATTCGTGCTTAGTTGTTACATCAGATGCTCTAGCAGCAGCAGATCATGACGATCTAATGAAGTTAGTCGAATCAGATGCAGGACAAAGAGCAGATGAATTTTACGAAGCAATGCAACGTACATATCTTTCAGATGGTAGAAATATGTTAACTGGACTACATACAACTGGCCATATGCGTAAATTTCCAACAAACGAGATTGAAATGGTTCCTAACAGATCAAGTGTAGTACTACTAAGTGAATTGAACGAAGTTATTGCACAGCAAAAAGGTGTTGCAATTGATGATCTTTCAGTTAAAAGCCAAGCAAACCCAAAGCCGGAAACAACTGCATCAGTTGAAACTCCAGCACCTACTACACTAGAAGCTCCTCAAAGTGAAGTGTTGACTGATGATGCTATTGCTGCTAAGTTGCGTAGTGATGCTGACAGACTGTTTAAAGAAGCAAAAGCTCTAAGAGAACAGGCTGAAGAACTATCGCCTACTAAACGCAAAGCAACAAAAAAAGCAACCGAGAGCGCCTAGTGAGTGACAGATCCAAATAACAAGACCGACGAAACTGATTGGGATGATATATTTCAAGATATTGAAATTGAAATATTACCAATTGAATATATGAAAAAATGCATTATTAAGTTTAAAGACGGTAATGTATGGGAAGTTGACATCAAAGATAGTCGTAAGAAGCAATCAATTGACGACATTGAGCAAAGTTTAGAAACACTGTTTCAAGAATACGAACCAACTATTGATAATATAGACTTCCGTATGGACATGGATCGCATTAGAAAAGACTTGACTAAACGTGTTAAACGTTTTCTCAAATTAAATAAATGATAATTGCTCCTAGGTGATAAATACATATAACAAAATATCACCTAGGAGAATTTTCAAATGGCATTACAGCTAAGACGTGGAACCAATGCAGAGCGAGCTGCCGAGACATTTGCTGTTGGCGAACTAATATACACAACTGATACTAAACAGATATATGTTGGTGACGGATCAACACAAGGCGGAGTACTAGTATCAAGTAGCGCAGCAAGCTCACCTGCATCATTAACTCAAAATTTAAGTTTAAACGGATTTAATATTTCAGGAACAGGAAATATTAGTGCAACCGCTTTTGTAGGTGACGGCAGCGGGTTAACTGGTATTGCTAGTGGAGCAGGTGTTGAAGAAGGCCAAGAGTATGCAATCGATATACAAGGTAATGTTAGAGGTGATGACACTACAGTATTAGTTGATGCAGCATTGGGCAGAGTAAGTGCAGATCATTACGGTGATGGTAGTAACTTAACAGGCATTACACTTAATCAACTTGCTAATGTAGACACAACAGGTGTAACAACAAATAGTGTTTTAAAGTATGATGGCGCAGATTGGGTAATAGGTGTTGATAGTGGTGCAGCGGCATCCGATACATTTGACGGTGATGTTACAGGTAGTGTGTTTGGAAATGACTCAACTCTAATAGTTGATGGTATTGATAATACATTACACGGAAATTTAGAAGATGTTAGTAGTATAACATACCCTGATACCTTAGATATAACCAACGGCACAACCGGTGCAATAAGTAATACATTTATTTCTAATACAGACAATGCGTCATATCTAAAGATTAGAAGAACAGATTCCGGTACACCATCTGATCAAAATATTGGAGTGTTAGCATGGGATCAAATTGACGACAGTGGTACAAAAACATATGTATCGTTTGCAGGTTGGCATTCTGGATTATATATTGGTACAGCATCCGATGGCGCAACATATGCACCAACAAACTATGTAGGTATAACTGATGGCAATATGGCACTTGGTGATTATACTCCAGCAGCAGGTTTAAGACTTGATGTAAGAGGTAACGTAAAAGCAACTGGATTTATACAAGCAGGATCATTAACAACTACTGAACGTAATGCGCTTACAGCAGCAAACGGTATGTTATTGTATAACTCTACTGACAGTGTATTCCAAGTGTACGAAAATGGTGCCTGGGTTGCTATGCGTGACGGCACTGGTGGCGGTGGCGGTGGTGGCGCATCATCGTTTACTAATATTGGTATTAGTGCAGATGATAGTGCTGTTAGACTTATCAACGAAGGCGAAAGCATTGGTATACTAGGTGGAACTGCTATTACTACAGCAAGTGATGCAGAAGGTAATATCACTATCACAGGTGTAGCACAAGACTTTGCCTTTGGTAGTATAACAGGAACTCCTACTACATTAGCAGGATACGGAATTACAGATGCAGCCACAAGTGCTCAAGGTGCTCTAGCGGCAAGTGCTCTACAGCCAGCAAACCTGGGCAACTTTACATTTACCAACAGCATACTAGACTCAAGCGATTCAAGTGCTATTACAGTTACTCCAGCTGTAACTGTAAGTAGTGATTTAACAGTTGAAAATGATCTAGTAGTAACTAATACTGTAACAGCAGATAGATTTATATCAACAGGTACAGAAACACCAGAAATTAGTGCAAGTGCTAACTTAAACTTAACAGCAGGAAATGCTGTTGTGGTAACAAGTTCATCACTACGTATGGCAAGTTTTACTACAACAGAAAGAAACGCATTAGCAGCCCAAAACGGCGACATTGTATACAACACAACAGATAACAAATTCCAAGGTTATGAAAACGGTGCATGGGCTAACTTAATCTAAGGGGGCTTAAATGAGCGAAAAAGAATATATTGTCACACTAGAAGCAGGTGTTGACTACGATGCATTCAATGCAGAAATGATTGCAAACACGGGTGCAGGAGATATTCCTAATCGCACAGTTGCAGTAGCAAACGCAAGACCATTGAGTCAGCGTAACACACATTACAGTTTGACTGACGAAGAAGCTGTTGCGTTACGTAGTGATGCTAGAGTAGTTGATGTACAAATTCCGCCCGAACTTAGAGACGATATTGAAATTGGTAATAACGCACTTGTTACCGATGCATTTAGAAAAACCAGTGCTATTACCGCAGCAGATTTAAATTGGGGTAATGCTAGATGTGTTGTTAGAGAAGACTTATGGGGTAGTGGTACAACCAGTGTCACAGCAGACTTTCCGCATACACTAACAGGGCAAGGTGTTGACATTGTAATACAAGATTCGGGATTACAATCCGATCATATAGAATTTACAAAAATTAATTACAATTCAAACGATATGTACAACAAAGGTGCAATAACATCTGATAGTACAAACGGAGCAGTTTTTGACAGATCTATACAAGTAAAAGGTGTAAAAATTGTTTTAGCTGGAGCAGTTGGTGGAGCAACAACAGTGCCTGATGAATGGGGTAATAAAGTTGCCCAGATGTATAATTGGTTCCTTGATCCAACAGCAGCAAATGTTTCACCTCCAATACAAGAAAAATTAATACTTACACTTAGAGGCGATGCTGAAGTTAGCTGGCACCAAGGAAAACAAACAGCGCAACGTGTTGGATATGGCGGCGGTGCTTCATATACACCAAATTGGTTAACAGACGAAGGAGCAGCACAGTATGCTGGTTATGTTAACTTTTTAGATAGTCACGAAATGAACGATATGGTATGGTATCAAAACAGTAGTGGCACGCCAGGAACTGGTGATATTGATGCTCAAGAAGTTATCGAACACATATTTCATACAATACACATGCACGGACTGCCAGCAGATGATTTAAAAATGTATGCTTACTTAGCTGCTGACTGGCAAAGTGGCGAGCTATTCGCAGCAATGGAAGAAGCATTTGACGCAAGCAAATGGGATCCATCGGGTTATCAAAGTCCAGCAAATGCGTGGAAAACTGACTCAGACGCATTTGAAGTAGCAGCAAAAGAATACTTGTATCTACTAAACTTTTGTATGTTTGATTATTCAAGTTTATGGGATGGCGGTAGTCTTGCTCCTGAATGGACAGACGATGTTAGAACACCAGCACAAATTGAATCAACACTTCCGTTAGGTTATGCGTTATTTAAAAAGTATATCGAACCATGTATTGCTAAAGTTTCTAAAAGAGCTATACAGAGTTTATTTGGTGACGGGGACACAGGCAATCCATTTGATGCAGGACACTCAGGATATTCACCAGATGCACTAAGTAGAGTAAAAGAAATCGATTGGTACGATCACAGTGGTGTAAGCGGTACAATGAGTGCAAACCATTATAGAGACTATAATGGACACGGATCACATTGTGCTGGTACTGTAGCAGGGCGCACACTAGGCTGGGCACGAGATGCTGACATATATAGTGTAAAAGTTGGCGGATTAGAAGGCGCCGGCGATAGTGGCGGAATTAGTGTAAGCGATTGTTTTGATGTTATTAAAGGCTGGCACAACAACAAGCCAGTGGACCCTAAGACTGGATTTAAGCGCCCTACAGTAGTCAATGCTAGTTGGGGATATAGCGGAACACGTAGTACTGACCCTACTGCTATAAGCTATAGAGGTAATAGTTTAACACCAGGAACCAATGGTGTGGCCAACAGTGACGCAGACTGGTATACATATTTTGGTATTATTCCGCAGTACTTTAGTAGCGGTACAGCTAGAAGACTTAATGTTAGAGTAGCAAGTGTAGATGCTGATGTTGAAGAATGTATAGCAGCAGGTATACACTTCTGTATAGCAGCAGGTAACAGCTATTGGTACATTGATACCGCTACAGGCGACAACTGGAATGATACAATCACTGTGGGCAATGGCGCAGAAACTCCATACAGAGGTAGCAGTCCATATACCACCGATGCATTCATGGTAGGTAATATAGATACTAGTTATCAAGGATCGTTAGAACAAAAAGCAGAGTCAAGTTGTCATGGCCCAGGAGTTGATATTTTTGCGCCAGGAACAAGTATTATGAGTTGTGCTAGTACAGACAAGTCAGGTGCGTGTGATTTAACTGATGGCACTGAAGCAAGTGCAAGTACAGTACAATCGCCTATTACAGGTTCGAGTGCTACAGACGAATACATGAAAATATCAGGTACTAGTATGGCATCTCCACAAGTAGCAGGAATGGTAGCAAGTGTGCTTCAGGCTAATCCAGGCATGACACCGGCACAGATGAAAACGTACATTCACAATAACGCAACAACAGATAAGTTATTTGTAGATTCACAAACTGAAGCCACTGCTGCGTCATTCACATTTCCTATTCCTACATCAAATGGAGCAATTGCCTATACATTTACTAGTACTGCAGATAGATCAGGAGGAAATGTAGTTGGCGATAACCCAACTATAACTATCTACGAAGGTGATACTATTACTCTTACAAATAATACAAATTCACATCCTTTGTATATTAAGCACACACAAGGTGGAGGAACAGGAGATCAAGTCACTACTCCAGCAGCAACTGGGCAAGGATCAACTCTTGGAGATGTAAGTTGGACCCCTACAGTGCCAGGGGTATATTACTATCAGTGTAGTGCGCACTCTGGAATGAACAATACTATTACAGTATTACCTAAACAGGCCTGGGGCGATGACGATAGTATTACTAGAAGCCCTAATAGAATACTTTATTCACCGTTGTGGAAAAGTAGCGAAAATATGGGCATGAAAGGTTCTCTAACAAGGACTTGACAATCTATCAATAGTTTGTTATAATACTATTATGTTCGAATATACAAAAAACAATCATGTAAATGTTGGATTTACATGTGACGATGACTTTTATTTTAAACACGGAACTGTGACTTCTCATAGTTCGTGGAGAGATGAATGTAAATCTACAGCGCAGCAACTTTATGATTTACACGGAGACAACCTTGTTTTATTGTTAAGCGGTGGCCTTGACAGCGAAGTTATGTTACATAGTTTTATTGCATGTGGCATAACTCCTAGAGTAGCTATATTTAAATATGAGCGAAATCTTAACTTACATGATATAAACTATGCATTAAGAATATGTGCAGCTAGAGGTATATCTCCTGATATTATTGATATCAATGTGGAAAATTTTTATAAAACACAGTTAATAGATTTTGCACAAGTCACACGTTGTAGTAGTCCTCAACTAAACTTGTATTATTACTTTGCCAACCGTTTGGATGGTATACCTGTATTTGGTGGTGGTGAAAACTACTTGATACGCCAAATAGGAAAAAAGCCTGTATATGATTGCGAAGAAGCTAGGGTTACTACATTATATACATATTTCCGAGATATACAGAGAGAATGTATTCCTAGTTTTTTCCAATATACACCAGAAACTATGATAAGTTACTTACAAAAAGAAAGTGTATATCGTTGGGTAGAAACAGCTTTCAAAGATAGATATATAAACAGTAAAAAGATTAAACCAAGTATTATTGCTGAAGATTTTGATGTTGAGCCTAGAGGCAAACTTACCGGCTTTGAACTAATGATGGATTTAGATAAAGAATACAGAGACAAACTATTAGCATTAAACTTAGGTGATAACGGCGAGCAACTAATACCGTTTGAAGAATATATTCCGATGTTTGGTGTAGAACTATTAAGACCTATAAAATATGAATAAACACAAGCTCATTGAATATTTAAATACACACGAAATAAGTTTAGGACTTAGTAGTAATACTAGTGAGTTGCAATTTATTAATGATACAGTTGGCTATGGAAAGTTTGCTACTCAAGATATCAAAGAAGGAGATATCATTTATCGTGTGGGCGGTATGTGGTTAACCGAAGAAGAAAGATCTGTATACAAACAAGATTATTTTCATTTAGTAAACAGTGCATGGCACTTTCAAGGTGGATTGAAATATTGGCTAAATGGTTGCCACAATCATAGTTGCGACCCTACAGCATACGTTCAAGAAAACTTAATCATTGCATTGCGTGACATTAATGTAAACGAACAAATAACTGTAGATTATGCTGGGTTTATTGATCACGATTATACTATTATTGATAAATGCTGCTGTGGTGCAAGCCAATGTCGAAAGCATATAACTGGCAAGGATTGGTTAATACACAAACTACCCGAACTATACAACTATCGTGTTAGTGGTACTATTTTGACAAAGTGGCTACAAGATCAAAAAATCTAGTATAATCATTATTATCAGCAATAAACATAGGTAGAAATAACAATGTGTTATTTGCTTGACGAATAAGATATCCGTGTTGCTGAAGTTCACGACGAATGTATATACCGTTGTTAACATGAATACCAAACACCAATCCTTTGTTTGTGTAATCTAAGTCACGTTCATTTAATTGTTTACAAAAATTATTTTGTAAATCTACCAATTGATGTTTTGTTTTTTCAACTTGTTTTATAGTTTTTAATAGTGCATGACTGCCTTGTGGATGGCCACTCATTGTATATCCATGCGAAAATACTCTATCTGTATTTTTAATATAACTTCCAATATCAGCGTTTACCATTGTAGCACTTAAAGGAAATACTCCATTGGTTAATCCTTTACTTGCAATAAGTATATCTGGTCTGTAATCAAAACTATAATCGCCTCGTCCTAATGCAGTGACAGTCTCGTCAAATATAATACAAAACCCATACTGCTGTTTTAAATCAAATAGTTGTTGCAATACTTGTTTATCAAACTCTATAACACCATTTGTAATCATTATAGGCTCTATAATAACTGCTGCTGTGTTGCTGTTTACAGCGTCTAACAGCGCCGTGTAGCTGTCATACACACTTGCTTGAGTGTTTGTACCATGATAGCCTACACTGTATGCTAAAATGTCTTTTTTACTTGTATAATATTTTGCAATGTATATAGAAGTATCAATAGCATCACTTCCACTATGCCCAAAAAATACTCTATCGTATCCAAACCATTTACATATTTGTTCAGCAGCAAGTTCTGTTGATTCGGTGCTACTCCAAAAATGTGTTGGATAATAATGTAAGTCAGTTGTAGGAGTATACATTGGATTATTGTATCCAAAGTTTACATTCCATAATCCACTGTTACAATCAATATATGTCTTACCGTCGGCGTTTGTTACAGTATCATTTTTTCCAGAAACAAAAACTTCTGGATTTGTGAATCTACTATGATTTGAATAAGAAAATATTTGTTTAGACATTGAATTTGTCAATTGTTTCTTCTATGCAATCAGCAATTAAAAATATACTCTCACAACTACGTTTTGTAATAATGCTGTGGGTAAATTTAGGATCAAAAAGAAATGCATCGCCTTCTTTTAAACGCAACTCTTTTCCATTGTAAGTCCAATCAGTGTGATTGCTATTTTTATGTATAACTTGTACATATCTTATAGGGCTATCTTTGTCAACATGCATAGGTAATTCATGCGGACCCTTGTGAATACTATACCAAAGATATTTGAATTTTTTGTTTTTACACTGATCATAATAATAAGAGTTATCTGCTATGCTGTCATGATCAAAAATATGTACAGGAATATTTTTGTATCCGTCTTCAAAGAGTATTGTTCCATCTTGTGCCATATGCAAAACTGATGTGAATACTTGCTTATCCATACAGTGATAATCGTTCGTCCAAACAAATTCACTTCCAGTTTGTGTTTCGTGATACTCTTGTGTTGGGTTGTAAAGATTAATCATAATCCAGTCATTTATCACTGAGCTTAATTCAGTTTGTACATGCTGATTGATTTTTGAAAAGAATAACTGTTTGAAATATTGAGTATCAAATAAAGGTTCTATAAACTTTGCGTCTGCCATATTTTATGCTCCGGTATGACCAAATGATGCTCGCATATTATTAGGTGATAAGTCTACCAACTTAGCTTCAACACTAAGTTGATTTGTGTTAATAATATCTGAATGATATTTTGAAATCCATTCAAGATTTTTGTCATAAACTATATCAGGAATCTGTGTAGAACTTAAAACCTTAGTTGCTGTATTATGGTTGAGGCCAAAACTACGCAATCTAGGATACGCCCAAAAACTAGTATTGTAATCTGCATGACGTTCAAACCCAGTATATGAATGATCCGATAACATATCTTCCCATTGTAATGCTATTTCTTTTGCTCTTATTAAATCCATTGTAGCATGTTTCCAATAATATTCAGGGTTCCATCTTAATTCATGTATACCATATTTGCCTTGTGATTCACTAAACTGATTACTTGTTCGGCCACCGTCATCTGCTATAAACAATATTTCATATTGTGCTTTATTTAAATATTGTTGTTCTTTCAGCCAACTTGCTGTGTCCATAAGGCTTTCTTCAGTTTCACCTACAAGACCAATAATGAAACTGCCTGTTAAAAATACTTCCTCACCTGCTGTTTCTCTTATCCATTTTATTATGCCTTTAATTTTTTGTGGATCTAATCCTTTTCCACATATTTTACCTGCTGTATGATTCAAAGTTTCAATACCTAAAAACATTCCTCTACATCCCATTTCTAACATCAATGGTAGCATTTGGGGATACTTATGAAACATATCAGGTCTAGCATAACTTATCCATTCAATCTTAAATGGTAAACTAGTAATTACACTATGCATCATTTCAATTTTTTCTAAACTATCATTTACTGTATCGTCAGTAAGTTGGTAACCTGTAGTTCCAAAGTGCTCATAGTTATACAGTAGTTCTTGTTTCAAACATTCAGGACTTTTAATAACTGTACCATGTGTATCATAAAAACAAAACTTACAACCAAATCTACAGCCTTTTGATATTTCTAACGGCAACCATTCTCCCGGTTGTACACAATCTTTTACTGACCATTTGGTTTGATTTACTACAGCGCCTCTGCCAGCAAGTGCAGGTTCATTGATAAAAATTACACTGTCTTTTTCAATTACTTGACTTGGATCTAGATTATTATTAAAAAAATCAACAATGGTATTTTCACTATAACCATGAAACATATAATCAACATACTTTAATATTACAGGCGCCATAGGCATCTTTTTTTTCTGTACTATTTGTTGTTTATAGATAGTATCTACAATAGCGCCACCTATTATAATCTGTGCTTTAGGAGCAATTTCTTTTACACGTTGGAACCAATCTAAACATTCTTCTTGACTAAAGTGCCATAGGTTAAAATCTTTTTGTTTTGGATTAAATGGATTATTTAAAAATGTTACACTAAGTGCAACGTATTCAGTATCAGGTGTTACTAGTTGTTCAAATACTTCAAAAAAGTTATCTAGTTTTGTAAAATAATCTAAAACAACAACATCCATTTGAGGACAATTTTCTCGAATGCTATTTGCTACACAGTATGGACCCATATAACGAGACCAAAAGTTGTACTTGCTATTTCCTTCATATCGTCCACTGGTATAGTTTCCATTAGCAGGTGCAGTGTTGTTTAATTCTTTTTCAACACTCTTATCAAACACATGCTTTTCAACCATATCTTCACGTTCTTCGTCGGTGCAAAAATGTTGGCGAAACTTCACACCTCCGGTGCCTCTAACATCATAAATATCATTTAATATAATTACTCTACTCATAATAAGTTATTTTTCCTTAAATATTCATTTGCTAGTTGATTATAATTATTAGCGTGTTGTCTAATCCATGTGGTATTATTTTTATCTGCACTAATAATCTCACTGTGTGTAAATCTTAAATTACTAGCACGACTGTATCCTAAATATGATGTCATAATACGTTTTTGCCAAGCAGTACCTTTTTGTGCTTGCTCGATAATATTTATCATGTCTGACTTTGTCATGTCACCGTTTTTCCAGTCTTCAACATATATGCCGTTTGCATTCTTTTCAAGTGTAACTGTGTATCCGTATTTTTCAGGATTGCGTTGTATTCTACTATAATCAATAGTATATTCTTTGTTAGGATCATATCCGCCAATATATAGAGGAGTTATCTCCCAAGCATCAAGCCATGGCTGTGTACTAATCCAATCTACTAGTTCAATACAACTAGACTTTGTTTCTCCTGGTAATCCTAGTATGAATCCGCTGCCTTGTACTATACTATCTCCCCATGCACTTTTACATTGTTCTAATGCACTTTCGATAATATAACGTTTGGTTACTTTGCCTATAAGAGGCCCTACCTGATCTGTAACTGTTTCTATTCCCCATTGTATACTGCGGCAGCCACTTTCTTGTATCATACTAATCATTTCAGGCTTTTGGTATAACAAATCAAGTCTGCCAAAACCACTCCATGTAATATCAAAAGGTAGGTTAGTAAATACATTGTGTATTAGACTCATCTTTCGCATGTTTTCGTTGAGCTGATAATCGGTAATCATGTAGTGCTGTGTACCAAAACGTTCGTAGTTTTCTATTAGTACATCTCGCAAATGTGTTTCGTCCAAGGTCCAACTGTTTACTGCTTTTTTAGGGTAGTCACAAAAGGCACAGTTAAAGGGACAACCTCTACTGATTTCTAATGGTAGTGCTTCATGTGGAAATATATAGTCATCGTCAGTCCAATGTATTTTACTATACCTAAACTCTTGCTCTGTCATGCTACCATAATCAAGTTCTGACTTAACAAAGTTGGTGTCAGGAAACTGTTCCATTAATCCTAACACACTTTTATCGGCCATACCTCCTACCCATAAGTCTACCATAGGATACTTTTTTTGCAATGCTCTTTTTTGTGCAACCTTCTGGCCACCTACAACTATCTTTATATTAGGATATTTGGCTTTTGCATTATCAAACCATTTAGAAACTTCTTCTGGTGAAAAAGGAAAGTATACATTCCACATATTACTTTTGCGTGTTCTACTATCTGCACTCCAATGTGTTTCCCAGTCTTCTGGCATTAGTGTACTAAAATGTGTACTACTAAATCCTAGAAACTTTGTTTGTTTGCTTACATATAAATCTATAGCACGTTTAAACCGTTCTTCAGTAAAATGACTAAAGAAATCTATAACTTTAACGTTGTGTCCTGTTTCACGTAGTCTGCTGGCAACTGTGTAGGCGCCTGCATCTCTGCCCCAACCTATACTACCATTGCATTCTGTAAATAGCACTACATCATAAATCATGTTGGTTTAATCACATAACAGTTCTGTTCGCTAGTTTCAGTTTCAAAAAACTTGCTTGTTTGTTCAAAACCAGCATTTAAATAAGTTTCTAATGCAACTTTCCTTGGCAGGCTCCAACAGTAAACCATTTCTGCGTTGCGTCCAAGATAACAAGCATGTTTCAACAACTTTGTGCCAATTCCTTTTTTTCTATATTGAGGAAATACAAACAACCCTCTACTCCTATAGTGAAATCTACTACTGCAATGTCCGCTATTAACTCCTGCTATTTCGCCATCGACAATATAAGCAAAAAAAGTCGGAGTATATTTTTTACTTATACTAGTATAAGGTATATCCTCATATCTCATATTACTCATTGGCAATATTTCTTTTCTGTTAGGCCAGAGATGTTTTTTCCAAATTTCTTGTATGTCTAAAAATGTAATGTATTCAATCAATCTGATCTCCTACAACAATATGTTTGGGTACAAGATATTGATATATTTTAAAAAAACTTTGATTGAATGTATTGCCGCTAGAAGCCATTCCACTGTGTGGCATTTCAACTGGCACAGTTAATGGTTTGTTTACAAAGATAGTTCCCCAACGTGCATGTTCAACTACATAACGTTTGGTTGCTAAATCTTTGGTGTATAAATGCAATCCTAATCTATTAGGAAGTTGGTTTATTTGTTTTACAAGATCTTTGATATTTGTATATGTGCTTACTGTTGCTGTAGGAGAAAAGTGATCAATATCATTGCACTCTCCTAAGGTAACACCGTCAATTTTTGTTACAGTATCAAGTAGTTTTTCAACAACAAAAATATGTTTAGGTGCTGTGCAATCTGCTCCAAGATTGTACTTAACACTCCATTCAAGATTTTCTAATATAAATGCCGAATTACCATCGTTAACAACTGCTATACTTGCTCCGCCTACATCTGCGTTTACATCATGGTGGTTTGATTTAAAATAATCTGCTGTTTTCTTGCTGCCTGTTATATCAACAAAGTCATACTCTTGTAAATTTATATTGTTGACTATTTTTACACTATTGTATTTGTTTTTCCAGTTATCTAATATCCAAGGCAAGGCACCTACATTACCATCATTTAGTTTAATATCAATAGTGCATCCAGCTGCTAGTGCCGGCGCTATTTTCCATAATGCTATAACCAATGGATAGTTCCAAGGAACAACACCTAAACAGTGTCCTTTTGATTCCCATCTCATACTACTAGTGCATGTCTTAAAGTATTCATATTCAGGCACGGCTATTAGGTTTCGAGCTGCACCAGCATAATATCTACAAATATCAACACTGATATTAATAAGAGCAGTAGGTTCTAGTTGTAGAATATATTCTTGATTATCTTCAATAAACTGAGCCAAACTCAAAAGAATTGATTGTTTATCTTGTGGTTTCATATCTTTATTATATTACAGAAATACAGTTTTGTCAAGTATTTCAAACCGCAAACTTAGCCCTATTTTATAATCACAATCCATACGACCTGTGCAGTGTAACTGATTGCTAGGAAATACAAGTATGTTGCCTGGCTTATAATCATATGCAGTACCAGTTAAACCGTAAAACTGTTCTTCATTGCGATAATCATATTTTAATATTTCATACATATCGTCAGAAATAGGCTGATCGGTACAGCCAATTACTGTTGGGTCTTTGTATGGAAAGTCACGTTTTTTATTAAGGTTAAAATCTTGTTCAGGTTTCCATATATCACCTAACCATGTTGCACCACTGTAATCAGTACAATGCTGATCAAACACAACAAACTTTTGTTCTGCATTATCACTTACATAAAGTGGGATTAAAATATTGTAACTATTTTTATTGTTTCCGCTATCTATATGTGTAAAGTAAGGAAAGTCGTGCTTATAAAAATTATCACCTAAGTTTTTGTCAACAGGTATATATTTTTTTAAAATAGGTTCAAGTATGTGTTGTATATGACTCCAGGGCTGTCCAATTTTAGTCATTCCCATTGTGTCATAGTGTAGATGTGTATTATTATTAAAGAAATCGAGAAGGTTATCTACTACGTGGGCAGACAACACAGATTTATACATTTTAACTGTCATATATTATTTTATATGATTTACTTGTATCTCTTGCTTAGATTTGGTTGGAAAAACAAATTCAGGTTTGCTATGATGCTCTCTGCGTGGTCTTGATTTATTTTTGAAGCCAATCCCCATTAACAGTTTGATTGGATTTTTAGCACCAACTATAGTTGCAACTTCTGTTGCGTCAAAACATGCACAACACCCTGTTCCGTAGTGTAGCATACTAGAAATAAGATTTGCATATCCTGCTGCAATACCAATTGCCATGTGTGCATCTTTTTCTAAATTTTCCTTTTGAGCAGCCGTTAGTTTACCATCATCATGTGCCCACATTTCGTCATTTCGATGTACTGTATCAGTAGTATGTCTACTCATATAATCTTCAACTTCAAATGCTAATACTAAGTTTGCTAGTACTTGACTGTTGGTTTCATTCTTTCCTGTTTCGTAATTTAAAAAACCTGAAGTAGTGTCATGAATATTTTCAATAACTTGTCTATTGGTAATTACATGAACTTTATAAAAGGAAATATTCTGTTTGCTAGGACAGTTTGTTACACTATGGACTATTAAATCAATGTCATCCTGCGGAATCTGTTTTTGTAAATCCCAGTTGCGTTGACAATGCTGACTTCTAATAATTGCTTTTTTTACTTCTGTATGGTTCATCAATAAATTCTCCTCAATGTATTTATGACAGTATTATGTCAACTGCGTTGTCTACTGTAATATATTCTGTAGTAGCCATGTTGGGATACTTTTGTAATATGCGTTCAGTTCCTACATACCCAAACTGAGTATATTTTAAATTCAAAGTTGTATCTAACTTAATCAAATCGTTGTGTAAAACACGCAATGATTTTTTCTGTATTTGATATTCTAACAAATGTTCATAGTTTTTTAATATTGTTTCGTCTTCTGCTATTACACTACCAACATTGATTATTGTTTTATTAGTATCTTTAAACGCATGGAACAGATCTAACAACATATAAGTTTGCCCAAACCCATCATGTGCATTGTTTATAAAAATATCAACATCATTGCATTGTTTAATAATATGTTTTCTATCAATGTGTTCATTGATATTATATCCTGTGCTTTTACTAAATCCAATAAAGTTTGTGACTGATTCAGATATAGCTTTTCCTATACCAGATGTATGTCCTGTTATTGCGTATTTCATTTATCACCCAATATTGTAACTACCAAATGAAGTCTTTCATCTGTACTACCGTTAAATGCAGTATGAGGAACAACTGTGTTTGTCCAGTACCACTGATTTTGTTTTAGATGCTTACTTTTGTTTTCAATAACCATAAAACACCCGTCTTGTGTTTTTATTGGATAATGTAATCTAGGAGTATCATCATTGTGCCAAGTTAAACAAGTTTTAGGCCTAGAATTCATTATGCGAATTCTGCCTACTTTATATTTTTTAGTTACACTATTATACACATCTTCAAATAATGAATCTTTAAACCCTGTACAAAGTACCTCAAAGCTATCTTCCTTTAAAGGAACTTTTCTAGGAGGTACTATTAGTTTGCCGTGTTCGTTTGTGTAACAGCTATCCCAATCTAAAAACAAACTTCCTCTGCCTGTTAAACAGTTTGACGGATCAGCTTTGGTTGCGTTTAAACAAATCTGATCGTTTACATCATGATGCCACCATATTTTTTTTTCATCAAGAAGTCTTAAAAATTCTGTATACAAATCGTATACAGGAAGGTTGCTGAGTTCAATAAAGTTCACTGACTTTCCTTTGTGGTCCATAGTATTATACTTTTCTTGTTTTTAGTACCCGAACTTTTATATGAATCGCTACAATGAAATCTACATTGATGCCATAGCATAAGACTATTTTTCTTCCATTCTATTATTTTTTCAATACTCATTCCTTCAAAAAAACTGTAATCTTCATGTTGATTTAAATACCGATTATAATATTCCTGTGTAATAGTAGTTTCTTTTATAAATCCTTGTGAGTTTTTTATTGTGTTAGGTTTTAAGAAACCTGTAAAAATATGACGGCGTTGTTCCCAGTCTTGATCAGGAAAATAATATTGGTCAAATGTTATAGTAGATGCTGTTCCCCAATTACTATCCTCACTTACAACATCTAAAGGAATACACAGTGTTGCATAGGGTAACGCATTTTCTCTAACATCAGCTAAGTTATGATCAGTATGCGTTGGAACAGGATTACCAAGTGTGTTTGAAACTACTGATAGATATACATTGTGAGGTCCTATTATATCTTTTATGCGGTCGCTAAGTAGACTATCAAGCGTACTTTCATAATAGTTAAACTTAGTATACTGTTGTCCTGAATGTACAACAGGATCGTTTTCTTCAAGCTCGGCTGCTATAGTTTTTATTTTGTCAAACTCGCTGGTACTAAAAAAGTTTTCAAACAACTCAGAAGGAAACATTGTTTTGTTTTGAGCCTTCATTAGTTCTTTAGAATAATACATTTTAGGTTTCCTGCAACTGGCATTCGATATATTTATTTACAAACTGTTTTGTATTATTCAATAACAAATCGTAGGATACGTCTATCTCGTATACATTTACAAGATCTGCCATTGAGCATTGTAAAGACGTACTAAATTCTCCTATTCGAAATCCAGCAACTTTTTTGTACTGAAAAGACTTGTCGTTTAAATCAAGTGCTACTTGAACTAACTCAGTATGTACTAAATCACCATTTACCCAGTTAACAAGATTATCATCTGTGAACTGGTATCCATACTTTTCATAGTTTTTTTCAAACTCGCTTACAAACGGAGAGCCGTCTTCGACATTAATAGGATTAATGTATAATGCCCAATGCCACCAGCAACTCATATCATTATCTATCATCCATTGTAAATCTATTTCTTCTTGTTCTTTATTCCACCCTGGTAAACCTACAATCATTCCCATCCACCAGTTTGTTTTATCTTTCCATTCTTTTTTTAGTTCTAACAAAAAGGCTTTTGCGTTTTGTCCGTTCCATCCTTTTCCTATTGCTTTTGCACCCTGTGTTTGAAAAGTTTCAATGCCAAAAAAAGCACTGCGCAATCCAGATTCAGGAAGTAAAGTTATCATTTCAGGATTAGCTGCTAATAAGTCTATTCTTAAATAAGCAACATATTCTAACTCAAATGGCAAAGACTTACTAATACGATGAATCATTTGTACTTTATCCAAACTTTCATTAAATGTATCATCGCTAAAATAATATTTGGTAGTACCAAACTGCTGATAGTTTTGTAATAACTCTGTACGAATATCTTCTTCACGCCTTATATTAGTTCCTTTTTTTCGACCGATTAAAGGAAACTGACAAAACTTACATTTAAATATACACCCTCTGCTTATTTCAATACTTAATGTTTCATAGGGCTGAATAGCATCATCATTGTGATACTTTCGTGTAAAATTTTGTATATTAAATAGTGGACGCACTTCTATTTTGTTTGATAAGGTATCTAACATTGCAAGTGTTTCATCTTCTGCAAACTGATGTATACGAATCCAGTCGTTATCGTCTATTACACTAGAATACGAGTTTGATCCTCCAAGTGCCCATTTTATATTAGGATGTGTTTGTTGAAACTTTTCTTTTAAATGTGTTACCCATTTAGGACAACAAATGCCGCCGATTTTTACTCCATCATGTACAACTACGTCAATATTCCAAAAAGTAGTACTTACTCCAAATGCAAGTGTATTCTCGTCAACATGTTTGTTAGCTATTTCTTCTAAAATGTTAGGGCTAATCTTAAAACAAAAGTCTATTACTTTTACAGTATACCCAAAAGAACGTAACCACGAGGCAAGTTGATATTGTCCGCCGGAACGTACAGCATAATGTTCTGGTTCCTGCATTCCTGCAAAGATAATAAAGTTTGCCATTATAACTTCCTTTTAGGAATTTTGCTATCAGCACTGCTGACACAACTACCTGTTATACAAGGCATAGCTTTATCAAACAGTTTAAATCCTGTTTCAATATTCCCAAGTGGTACATCGTGACAACTATAACTGCGTTTAACACTGCCATCAGGTTCTCTAATAATAATACCCTGATATCCTGCATTACAACTCCAACCTTTAAAGTTGTTGAAGTTAAATGCATTAAAACGTTCTGCTTGATCCATATACCAGTTTTTGCCGTTAGCATCTTTCATTTCAATTTGCATGTGCCACGGTATAGTAGTGTCCAGCTTTCCATCAACACCTGTAGGTATTTCAAATGTTGGTTTAGGACGACCTTCCCACTTGCGTTTGCTTTCTGTGTACGCACGTTGTGGCATGCCGTTGTGTAAACGTTTTAGGTCCTCCGGTTTGTATCCATCAACCACCCTACTAGCAGTAGGGTCTGATTGCGGCTTGAGTGTGACGTTGATTCCTTGCTCGTGGAAGAACAGGGCATTTTCCCAATCTCGTTCAAACCAGTCTGGAACCATAACCATATTAATTGTAACTTGTACATCGTGTTCTTGACACAGGATTAATTTGTCTGCGAACTCCTGCATCTTCTCCTTTGTATTTAAGTGCTCTGTGTGCAAACTTGCTGTAATGCTTGCACGGTGGAACGGCTTTACTGCTTCTACATACTGCTCAAACCAACGCATGTTACGACTACAGTTACTAGTCATGTGTACGCTGGTATAGTTAGTATTGTCTACGTCATCAGCCAGATGCTGTAGAATGTCCAAGTAGCCAGGATGGAAAGTAGGCTCACCGCCACTAAGACTAAAATGATAACTATTAAATCCGTTTTCACGTGCTTGCCTCTTTATTTCATCTATGGTCCGTGTGCATAGTTCGGTAGGACGGTGATCCTTACGGTCGCTGCGGGCATAAGGCCAGCAGTAGGAGCATTTGTAATTACAGAACCTTCCAAGGAGCCAACTAACAGTAAATATATCACGATACAACAGGGTACGCTGACCAACACTAACAATGTCGTCAAAGGGTATTTTTGTAAAGTCATAATTTGACCATTTTAAATCTTCTGTCATATTATATTATAGCATCCGTTTTGTGTTCTGTCAATATATTTAAGTGTTGAATATTGGTATAAGCAACTTCTTGATAAAAATCTCTTTTACTTTACTTATTACCCATAAATACTATTAACATATCAGGAGAACCAGATGTTTTTAGATGACGCTAGTACAAATATCAAAAAAGCTGTTATTCGCAGCCAGCATGTTCAAAGAAATTGGGACCTAAGTCAAGAAATGCACCAGGGTGATATAGATCTTCTTGTTCATGCTGCAACTAATTGCCCAAGTAAACAAAACTTTAAATTTTATGATTTACATGTAATTACAAATAGAAATAGTATTGAAGAAATTCACAAGAACACCAATGGTTTAGGTATCACAAATGAAGAAACTGGCAATGCAGAATTTACTACAAATAGTCAAGTTCTTGCACATAGTTTATTTATTTTTACTGATACAGTTAGATCACCCAAGTACATAGAAAAGTGGAAAAATCACGATGGTGAATTAGAAAAAAATTGGATTCGAGATCAACATATGGCGATTGGAATTGCAGCTGGTTATGTAAATATAATTGCAAGTCAACTAGATTACAGAACTGGTTATTGTGCATGTTTTATTAATGAACCTATACAGGAAATCATTGGTTCAAATAACAGTATCGAACTAATGATCGGCGTTGGCATTAAAGACGACAGTTTGGATCGTAAAGTACATCATAAAACTGGTAGAATGCTGCACAGTTTTGTCAAAGAACCTATTACAGTACATTACCACAGATAAATTAGTTGTTAACATAAAAACATATTTCTGGCTCAATTTGGGCCAGATCTACTTTTCTTACTTCTTTGTACCTATTTCAACATTCTTAGTACCAAACCCTATTATTGCTCTTTTATATTCTACCGATGATTCAAAATTGTCTGGTATTTTTCTTGTTGATAAGAACCAACTACTACTGTGCCACCTTGCTGGATCAAACAACATCATTGTTCCTAATTCCCATTTATAAACACTATCAACTTTTAAATTTGCATACTCTCCAACATATCCGCTTCCAATGGGATTGTATTTTAAAACTTCCTGATCATATTTCCATTCCCACCAATTCGGCGATCCTCGATAATCAACAACTTCATTTGTATCTTTATAACGCATTTCCCCTTGTCGGTACATGAGCTTTCGAGGCTCAGTAGCTATTTTGTCATAATTTATAGTATAAGGTTGTCTACTATTCCAATCTAAGGGTATTATAACACCTAATACAATTTCATTGTAATGTGTCATTTCTCCATTTCGGCCTTCCCAGCAGTCAGCCTTATTATAATATTGTCTGTCATAATCAGTATGCAAACCTGCAGGCTCGCCACTATGAAAATATTCTAATCCCCAATCTAAATTTACATCAAAGCACTCATTAAAAAAGTTCTTTAATTTTTTATTTTCTTCATGCGGTTCGATTTTACAAAATCTATTAAGGTCATTTGCACCTGTAATTTTTGCATTTTTAGACTTTAATATTTTTTCAAAGTTTGTTTTGTGAAAATTTAAATCAATTTTATCTATGTTGTGATTTCCAAAGTTTACTTTCATACTAATATCTCTTCCTGTGTCTGTTTTGCATTTATAATTTTCTCTTTGTAATCTAGTGTTGAAAAAATCTTAGACTGATCTAATATACAACTATCAGAAAAAACAAACATATTCTTTTCCTTGGGTAATGCTGTAATTACTCTATCTTGTATTTTTGCTCTTTGTTCTAAATTATATATTATACTTGTAGGCTTGTAATGGAAAATATTACTTAACCAAAATAATTTAAATCCTTTTGCATTAAAGAATTTTTCAAAAGTGTTTTCATTGTATTGCATAATGTCTATGTGTTTGAAATCAAAAGTTACTGTTTCTCTTAGTTCAGCAAACCATGATTGAAATTGTTTTTCGCCTCCAAAAAAATCAAAAAACTCTTTTTCTCTATTACAATCTTCAACAATAGTTCCAGTGTATTTTAATTTAGTTGCAGTGTCTTTTACAAAATTTTCGTAATCTATTCCGTTCCATTGATAATATATAGCTTTCATCATTTCTACACTAAACTCATCCCAATCATAAAACAGCAATTTTGTATCGCTGTCAAATCCTTTATCTTTTAAAACTTTTAAATGATTGAGTCCTGCACAAACTGTTGCAAATCTTTTTATTTTTTTATTTGGAATTTGTTCCAATCTTTGTTTTTCTGTGTTATATAGATAATATTTTTTAATAAAATTAAAATCAATAATATTTTGAAACTGATCGTCAATTTCATATGGATAAGAATATGCCTTGCTATCTCGAATACTTTTGTTAAAACTTTTAATAGTAAAGCCTGCATCTAAAAACGATTTAATAAAATTGTATCCTTGTTTTAAATCAGTGTAAAGCTTCTCTTGTGTGCCAGGAGCAATCCAATAAGGAGTGTAATCGTCATGATGATTCTGTTTAGATCTCAAAGGCACATTGCATAACAATTTTTTTTCTTTATGACCATATTCGGGGCATCCTATACTTTTCCAAACATCTGCATTAAAATAGAAACATTGATTGTGTAATTCATAGTATCTATCTTGTTTATCTAATATATGTCCTACTAGCACATCGTCATCATTAATATTTTCTATTAGTTTTGAAATAAACTGTCCATTTACTTCTAAATCATTTCCAATATCAATAATTACTACATGCTTGTGGTCACTCCAATTTTCAACAAAATCTAATGCTGACTCCATGTATGTAAAGACTTTGACTTTTACTTGAACACTGATTTCTAAAGCCCAGTATTGCAATAAATTTTGACAATAAGTCTTAATTTTATTGTTTTTAATTTCTGCGGTGTTGTTTAGAAAGATGACTAAATATTTATTAAGTACCATGTTTATATTTATAAAAGGATCTTACAATGGATAAATTTATCGAACAATACAACTATCCTGCAAAACAAGTATATGATAAAAACATCGATAGCATCGATAAATTGTATAAGGCAAAGAACATACCGTTTCTTCCTATAGCAGGATTTGAAAATGCTAAATGGGAGAAAATGCTAAAAGAAGCTAAATCATTAAGCGATCAATATGTTACACATAGAGCAAAAGAAAGTGATGGGTGGCAAAGTTTATGTATACATGGATTAAGTAGTGTACACACTGATCATCATTCTCGGTATGGATTTCCTGATAGAAACAATGCGCCTTATAAATGGACTGATATAAGTAACTTCTGTCCAACAATAACACGTTTTTTTAAAAAGTCATTTGGGTACAACTTGTATGACAGAATAAGAATTATGAAATTGCGTCCAGGTGGTTATATAGATTTACATCAAGATGTATTTGATTTAGACGAAGCAAGATTAGGTCCTATTAATATTGCGTTAAACAACCCAGAAGATTGCAAGTTTTATATGGAAGATATAGGATATCTACCTTTTCAACAAGGAAGTGTTATTATGCTTAATCTTTATAATAAACATTGTGTGTACAATAATAGTAACGATGATAGATATCATTTGATTGTACACGGAAAAAAAGGTACAACGTGGCCCGATAGATTATGGAATAGTTACAAACTACATGCCTAAATACTTTAAAGTATTTTCTCCTAAGACAGTTTTATCCATTCTGCGTTGTTTTAAAAACCATTCTAAACTATTTTTAGTCTTGGATTTTAAATAACTCATATTTAGATCGTCGTAGTTATCTAATGTAAATTCTAATTGTTTTTTTACATTATCAAAATTTATATTTTTATAAACTTGATTAATGATATCCTTTGATAAAACCTTATAATCAAGTTCACTACCATCTGGTTTTAAATCAAACATAAAACTAAAACTCGGCCAACGTTTAAACTCTTCTATAATATCAGGTAAAAATTCAAAATTAATTATAGTGACTAAGCCATCAACATTTACCCATGTGCTATTTGGTTTTTGATCGATAAGGTAATCTACATTTTGTTGCACCTTGTTGTACTTATAAGGCCAACGGATAAAGTCATAGTTAGACCCTATACTATCTATGCTCACTGTTACTTTAGAATCTTTTACCTGTTTTAAATTTTTGATAATCTTTTCATTCATTACTGTACCATTTGTAGTAAATACAAGTGTTGTGTCAGAACACAATCCTTGATCTATAACTTTGCCTATTTCTGTCCAGTTTTCTGCCAATAGAGGTTCGCCGCCAATAATTTTAAGTTCGCCTATATTCCTATTTTTTAAAAAATCTGCAACTACTTTAGCAACCTTAGAAGGATTGCCATTTACTTCAGGATCGTGACTCCATTTACCAGGAAGTTTAGATCTATCTTTATAACCCGATGTAATTTTTTCTATAAGGCTACTAACATTTGGAGCACAAAAAGGACAGGCTAAATTACAAGTGTTGCCAACTACAACATCTAAAATATGATAGTCTAGCACAGTTTCTTTAGGAAAAATAAATCTAGGACTTTTTGTAGGGTTATGTTTTTCTACTTCTATACAAGGATGACATGCATCGTGCAATTTGTCAGTATTTTTTTGCCAATCTAAAAAATATAATCTATTGTCGTGAGATTCTAAGTCTTGCCATGTATTACAAACTTGCCATTTCTTATACTGGTTATCAAACTTTCCTCCATGCATATGACAACAAGGTCTAGTCCTAAAAACTAGATCATTGTCTTGATTTGTGCTAAACTCAAATCTTAATGCCTTGTCGATATAAGGACAGAAGCTATCCATTAAATAAATCCTTGTATTGTGGTACAATATCTAATACATTTTGATTTCGTATTTCGTCTAGTTTTTTTGTTTGATCAACAAAATGACCTAACCATTCTTCACTGTAGTCTTCACTTAACATAAATTTTTCAACTCCGTCAAGTAGTTTTTCAAAGTTTTGTTTTATATGGTCGCTGTATTCAGTAGTTCTAATCCATTCTCTAAAGATTTTATAATATTCTGAAACTTGTGCCTTTAGCTCAGGTGGTAAAACTTTTACATTAAAATACTTAGGACTATGACACATATGATGTGTTACAATAGGACGAGGACCAGTAATAGGATTGTAACTATCTAATCCGCTATCTTCTAATTTCCATTTCATAAATTCAGGAAAATGAAACACATTATAAGGTGTTACTGTAAATGCATACCATGCTTTGAGATTTATATCTGCTTCTTCTAGCTTTTGCATATTGCGATATACAGCACTCCATTTAGCTGGAGTTCTTTGATAGTCAAATACATCTCCCACGCCATCAATGCTTACTCCAATTCTTACCTGTTTAAACTGCTCCCATAAGTGTACAAGTTTATTAGGTACCATGGTTAGATTTGTGTTGTACTCCAATCTTACATTTTTTGACTTGCCACTTGCAACAAGTCTTTCTAAACTTTCAGTGTGTTCATCAATAATTAAAGGTTCTCCACCAACAATGTATATTTTTTTGCTGTTTGGTGCATACTTTTCAAAGTTGTCCCAATATCTATTGCTGTTTTGAAACCAATCATATTGATCTGTGCTCCAACGACCTTTTGCATTTTTTGTTAATTGAATTTTATCGTGAGTATCTTTGTAATGTGTTCTACCATGTAGTTTAACAAAGTCGTCATACCATGTGTGACTGTCAGTAGGACCGCACATTCTACATTTAAGGTTGCAAAAGTTTCCGTATCTTATATCAATAAACTCTATATCTTGTTTGCTTGTATCTATTGTTCCGTCTTCTTGTGTGATAGGTGCCATTTTTTCTAGACTAACATCTCCAAACCACTTACCCCAGTCTTCGTTTTCGTACTCTCGGCGGCTGCGTATTCCGTTTTTTTCTTCTTGTCTACAACGTTCGCATTCAGGATGCCATTCTCCTTTTAACATACTAGCTCGCACTTCTTTGAGTAATTCAGCATTTCTTGCTTCGTTCCAATCGTCTTTGCCAGCATTGTATGGAGTGCCATTTTCTTTGCGCATAATACCACGCTGCGGACTGTAACTATTTGTATTACAGCAAATCCTTAGGTCACCATTATTACGTAGATTTATGCTATTCCACGGCAGCGGACAAAAAGTACATTTACTCATTCTATATCCTTAAAAATATCTTTCATCTCTGGAAATGTTTCATCGAAACTGTTTCCACGTTGCCGATCACATAATCCTAAAAACTCTTTCATCTCGGGCAAGCGTTGGCTCCAGTCTTCGCTTTCCATAAAACTGAGAATACCATTTAGTCTTTTAATACCATATTCAGCACTTCGCCACTGTTCGTACTCTACTTTACCTTTGTGCCAATCCGGAATACCTAGCTCCCAATTAGCTTCCCACCAGGGATACCATGCTTCGTATTTTGCTCTGCACTTAGCTTTGAAGTCTGCAGGCAAGCTCTTGACATTTAGATGTGCAGGCCAATATACAAAGTGCTGACTAATACCGCCTGCGCCAAATGGCCACATGTTAATCTTTTTAAACTTCTTCTCTAGCTTCCATTGAATAAAGTCTGGCAAGTAATATACATTAAGTGCTTGTACTGCACACGCTATAGTGATTTCAACATTATCTGTAGTTTGTGTATCAAGAATGTGAAATACTTCTTCTTGTCGTTTCCATTCACTTGGATAACGAATGTAATCGTTCATCTCTTTAATGCTGTCTATTGAATAGTGGAATCGTACTAATTTGAATTCTTTCCACAGATCAAATAAATCCTCTCTCCACTCAACTCCGTTTGAGTTATATCGCAGTTCAAGATCTTTTGCATAACCCATTTTAATTGCATGTTCAAGTATTTCATAGTGTTCTTCAATAATAAGACTTTCACCACCAGCAAAATAAATTTGTTGCATACTAGGCATCTGTTCATAAAACTGTTGCCAGAATACAGGATTTTGCTTGTGCCAATTATAACTACTGCCATTAGTGCTGCCTTTGTTGTCCCACTGCATAATCTCTTTGAGTGATTCATTTTTTACTTCAGGAAAAATCTTTTTATAATCCTTTATCCAGCCACTACTGTCATGTGGACTACACATTACACATGCTAACTGACACTTTGTGCCAAACCGCAAATCAATATATGCTAAGTTAGGCGGAACACTGCCGTCCTCGTTTGTTTCTTGTAGTATTTTATCTACATCTACACGCTCACTCCAATAGTGTGTTTCCCACATGCGTTTGCTGCGATGTCCAGCAGCTTCTTCTTTGTAGCACTTCAAGCAACTTGGCGGCTTTTCTCCGTTGAGCATTTGCTTGCGAACATTTTTCATATACTCGCTATTCCATGCTGTTTGAAAATCACTAACGTTTAAGTTGTTAGGTCTTCCTTCATCATCTTTAAGAATACCTACTTGCCCGCCGTGTGCTTTATCGTTGGTAGGGCCAACTGAACTTGCATTTGCTGTACAACATACTCGCATACTACCATCTGGTCTTGTGCTTAGATGCACCCAGGGTAATAAACAAAATGTATCACTTACTTTATTATTCATAGTATTGATCTGCTCGCATTACTTCTCTAAATTTATCAATAATTTGACTATCCTTGAAAAAATCAACTACCTTATTATGCAAAATTGTTTCTATATCTAAAAGCAATATTTTGTTATTCCTAATTCCCCAATTATAGATAGGAGTAAGTCCTTTACTATCTACTGTTTCATTGCAAACATTCTTCCACATTGTGTTTTTAATTGGATCTGTTTTGAGAAATACAAGTTGAGGATCCATAATAGCTATATTATAATTGTAAGCAACTCGGTGGTTATCTTTTAATTTTATTGGTGCAGCAAATTGACTTACACAAACAAATTTATTAACAATTTTTAATTTTGGTGTAAAAAAGTTTATATTGTTCTCAATTAGTATTTGGTATCTTACTATTTCGCCTTCCAATATATTAGGATTTTCAAATAGTTTGAAAACAATATTATTATTACCGTTGTAATAAACTTTTTTATTAGTGCCACTGGCTATTAGATTGTACCTTTCTTCTAAAAATTTTTTATTACTTTTATAGGTAGTTAGATTTTCCATTATATAATACTTATTTGAACTGTTCTGCAAAAGGATCAAACTCGATTCCGCATTTCATGCTACACACTTTAAGTTTACCATCAGCACAACTTGATTTGTTCCAACTGCGTTCAATATCATCAAAGATGCCTGTTTCAAATACTGCTTTCAAGCCGTGTGTTTTTGCATTCAACGCATCTTTGCCTCCAACAGCATCTATAAAATCCCATATCTGTTCTTGTCTATAATCTTTGTTCCACCACTTGTACATTCTTCCAGCAGTCCAGCAACAAGGAAGTGCCAATCCTTCTGCTGTAATAAACAAGTTGCCTTCATCTTTTACTTTGCAGTTGATAGGTACAACATCATAGTATGCATCCATGCTACCGTATTTTTCTAACAGTGCATCCTGTTTGCTTAGTGCTTTGTTGAGATATTTTTCATCTGGTTTTTTAAGTTCGGCAGTTTTGTTGCCCTTTTTGTCAACTGCTTGATGCGATTCTTTCTTTTCAGTTTTAGCAGTAACAAATCTTCCAGTTTTCTTTGCTTGAAACCTTTCAAAGCCCATCTCTTTGCTGAGTGCTTCTGCTTCATCTACTTGATGCTGATTGTGTTCAAAGATCAAAAAGTCCCAACGAGCTCTACCGCCAGCAGCAATAAAACTTTTCATAGCCCGTTCTACTGCATCCCAGCTAACACCCTGCCTGTAAATATGATTAGTGTCACTAAGACCGTCCACACTGAAAATAACAGTGCCCATTCTACCAAAGACTTGGGCCAATTCACTCCACCACGCTTCATCTCTTGCTCCTGCATTAGTATTCATACTCAGCCACATGTCTTTGTTATGCTCTCTAAAGTAACGGAATATTTCTAATGTGTCTCTTGCAACAATAGGATCACCCAAGTTACCACACATATATATTGTTTTTAACTGCTTAATAAATTCTGGCTCAAAAATACGTTTACAATCTTCAAGTGTAAGTTCACTGAGATCAATATGTGGATTTACTGCACCGCCGTTTTGATTGCGATCACACATTGGACAACTAGCTTGACAGTTCTGTGTGTTTTCTAAATGAATTGTTTTAATATCTTTATAGTTATACATTTTCTAATCTCTTTAATGTGTACTTAGCAATTGCTTCATTAGTTTTTGTACCACAGTGCCGATTATCTCTTGCTTTATCTACTCGAGCAATTTCATCCACTCCATAAAAATCAGCTACCCAATCATTTAATGCAAATTCAATAATAGGTATATCGCATATTTTGTGCGTTAAGTCATAGAAAAATTTAGACATTACTTCTAGACTATTATCTTTTACAAAAAACTCAAATACAGATTGATCAGGAATTCGTGCATGTACTACATCAATTCCCTTTTCACCATGCAAAGATATTCTATTTTGCTCTGGCCATTGTATAATTGCTGCTTTCGGATTAGGGTATTTGCTAAACAGTAACTTGATCAAATTTGTAAATACACAAGTAGATGATCCGCCGCATATTCCTAAATTAATAACGGGTATACCTGTTTTTCTTTCGATAATATTACTGTATCGGTCTTCTTCATGCAGATATTGTCCAAATGTATTACTACATCCTAGTGCAACATAGTATTCGTCAGTAGGATAAACTGTTTTACTCCTATACCCTAGTTTGTTAATTGTTGTAACAATAGGATATGTTTTAGAGTCATAATATTTCCATGCAGGGCCTAATGATTTTTTTAATTTTTTCCAATTTTGTTTTTCACTTCTAGATTCAAAGGTGTATTCTTCTGAGTCCCTTACTGCAAAAAATGGCAAATTATCTACTATCATCTAATACCAACTTTACTTCTTTACCAGGTCCTGTTTTGCTAGGCAGATCACCATACTCATTAATATACCAATGCACAACTGCCAAGTACCAGTTATGACTGTTATGATGTGCTTCTTTATTGAACATCCATATGTTATTGTTAGTAGCTTCCATGGTGCTTAATGCTCTAGCACTTTCTAGTTGCATTTCTCTTAGTGTTAAATTACTTATATCCAATTAACATAAACCTCTTGTACTTGGGCAGTTCTAATTCGCCACTATATAAAATATTATTCATAGGTGCTTTTACTGCAAACTCTTCTATACTTCTAACACAATTAACATGTTCTTGCACTTCATAATAATTATTACTTTGTAATACAACTAATTTACCAGTAGGAATCTTTGCATACCATTCTTCAAAGTTTTCAATATGTTCGCAACTTGTGTTTATAACAGTATTAGGAGAGTCTGTTAAATTTACCTGACTACCGTCGCTGCGTTTGACAGCATATGTATGTTGATTATAATTTATATTATATATGTCTTGTATTGATGATTTAAATTTCCAATCTTTCATTACCCAAGGCTTGTTAAACACTTCTGCAATATCTACACATCTTGGATCTATGTCGAAAGATCTAACATTATCTAACTTAATGTTACTTTCAAATAACATTACTGCAAGTGTAGCATACCATCCTGCACATAAAAACACTGTTCCTAGTTCTACATCCAACTTGTCAAGTTCATTTACTAGCCATAATTTACTTTCTAGCTGCCCTCTACTAAAACAATCATTCCATATTTCTGTTTCGTTTACAAAAAAGTTTTTAAAGGCTGCTGTAAATTGTGTATTTACATATCTATCAAGAATTGGCCATAACTTATATATGTTATCTTCTAATACAAGTTTGCGCAAATCATCATCACCAAGAATTCTAAAAATGCTATGTAAATTTTTTTCTATAACAGCTTTGCGTAGATCTTCAGTATCGTGACTATCTATAGTTCTAAAAATACTGTGCAAGTTTTCTTCCATTATTGCTTTGCGCAATTCTTCATCTGCATTTAACAATCTAAATAAACTACTTAAATCATGATCAATATATACTCTGCGTAGATCTGATAACTTTGAATTAGTCGGATAGAGTAATTCAAATCTATCTAGTAATTCAAATGTTTCCATCAAATTGCTCCTTTAACCAATCAAAGTCGTTTATCTTTTTGAGAGCTTCGGTGTTGCCTTGATTGGCCATGCCATATGCTGCGCCTTCTCTTGCACCTCTAATAGCATCCTCTCCATAAGGACGATCTTTTCCTACTGTTGTCCAAATACGCAAACGTTCTTCTGTTTCTTCGTTCTTTTGCCTATCAATTACTTTACTACTAAGTTTTGTACATTCTCTAAATGCACTTTTAAAACTATTAAATGCATCTGTATTGAATGCAGTAATGTTGCTTATGTCATGCACTGCTTTGAACTTAGTACTAATACTAGTTGTCATGTCAGGCTTGCTAGTATCCATATTGATAGTCAAGTCAGTTGGAAATAGTTTTACACCGCCATACCCATATACCATATCATTGATTGGATTTTGACTGCGCCATACATGTACCATTTCTTTGTCCCAACGTGCAACTTGGTAATCAAAGTTAAAGTCATCTACAATAGTTGCATCTCCATCAATAATCCAAAACAACTCTGTGTTGCATAATTTTGCGCCTGCAATATGTGCTTGGTGGATACCTTTTACTCCATGTACACGTTTACATCGAGGAAAGCGTTGAAGTATACGTTCATAATTTTCATCAGCATTTGGTTCTTGGTAACTAATAAAAACTATATCATATGGCTTGGGTGTACTAATTGCAATGTTTACTTCTTTTTTGTTTGCAATAAACTTATAGTCAAACTCTCGCCTACTAAACTTGCCGTTCTTACTACACAATACTATGCCGTCATGATACTTTCCATTAAGATATGCATGGTTAATTTTTCTGTCATATGTTTGATCGTGTGTAAAGTAAGTGTCAAATGCAAAACGTGCTGTTGGATTTACATAAGGTGGAATAATCCAAAACATTTCAGTGGGCGAATTTTGTAACGCATCAAGATAGTCTTCGTATACTTTAGGATAGTACTTTGCATACTCAATCGGTCCACTACCGACTATATCCCATTCTTTACAACCAACTATGTGCCGGTGCTCTATTTCTCGCTTGGTCACTTGCTTGTGCTTTGACAACAAAAACAAACCATTGCGTTTATTGTTAACGTGTAAGAAAGAGTGGTTAGTCATTCTGTCATACGCATTGTCATGTGTAAAATATATATCAGGAAGGTCAACGCTAATATTTGCACTACTCATCCAAAACATTTCTGTTTTACTATTTTCAAGTGCATACAAATAGTCATCGTATGTATCTATTTCAAAAACATCATAAGTTGTTGCAGTCGAACCAACTATATCCCATTCTTTACGACTTACCAAATGTCTAAAGTTTATTTCTTTTTCACTGAGTGATTTTTGTCTTGAACATAAAAATAAGCCGTTGTATATTCTCCGCTCATTAACATCATGTATAAATGCATGATTTTCCTTTCGATTGTATGTGTCGTGGTGTGTAAAATAAATGTCCGGTAATGTAGATTTAATATTACGACTATCTATCCAAAACATTTCTGTTTTTGATGTTTGCATTGCATGTAAATATTCTTCGTATGTATCTACATAGAAATGATCATATGCAACAGGATTACTTGCTAGTACTTCAACTTTTTTACTTTGTACATAAAATCTATGCTGTGTTTCTTTTACATTAAATTTTATATGCTTGGGTATAAGAGATATACCATCGTAGTCTTTGCCATTTAAAAAAACATGTGCAACATCTTGACTCCAGTCGTCAGGAGTGTAATCAAACTCAAAGTCATTTGCAATTTCTAAATCGTCATACACAATCCAAAGAAATTTAGTTAGGCTAATTTGCTGTGCTTTTTCAACACTATCGGCTTTTTTTGCAATAAAGACTTTTTGCTTGAGTTTGTTAAACTGTTCTTCGTTGGTTCCTACAAATACAATATCAAACATAATTACATTATATATGATTCTAAACGGTATGTCAAGTCCAAAAAAACCTATAAATAATGTATAGGAGAGTGCCATGGAATTATACGAAGGTGGACAATATAGAATCGATATTGTTGGAGCAGATAGCTCAATTATTGTAGATAGCAATACAGGAAGAATTAGTGCAAGCCTTTCAAACAGTGTAGACACAATTGTTGTCGATACTGAAGCAGCTAAATTTTACGGATCATTAGTTGGATCAGTTTTTGATAGTACAAATAATATTGCATACGATCCAGATACTAGACAGTTTTCTGGAAAACTACGAGGTTCAATGATAGATACATTTGGCGATACTATCATTGACAGTCAATCAGTTAATGTACCTCTCCAAGCAAACATTATCGGAGCTAACGGATATGTCGGATTTGATTTAGAAACACGCACGTTCAAAGGCAACTTTCATGGCGACCTTAAAGATAGTCTAGACTCTGTTATACTTGCTATGGATGCAGACGAACCTGTATTACGTGCATCATTAAGCGGAAATATGTATGCATCTAATGGTGCTCAAGTATTTAATACTGCTGATCGATTATTTAAAAATGCAAGTTTACAAGGCGATATAATTGACCCAAGTGGTGCTGTACTTCTCGACCACGACAACGGAACGTTTCACGGAGTATTTAGTGGTAGCATACGTAGTATGTCAGACGGCAGTTTACTTATTGATCAAACCAACGGACAATACCGTGGCGACTTAGTTGGTAATATTATTGGAAGAAATAGCGGAGACATACTATATAATAACGACAGTGAAAGTTTTTACGGAACTTTTGTTGGCAATATTTCTGATGAAGCTGGAAATACAATATTGTCAACTAGTATCACTAATCCAAAAGTAAAAGCTAATATTCTCGATGCTCACGGAGCTGTACTATTAGATTATAACACTGGTATATTTTACGGCGTAGTGAATAATTCAGTG